TTTTCATCTCTGTAATAATGAAACCATTTACCATTTGTAACTGAGTTATTGGTTCCATCACTAAAAGATGCTACTAATTTTCCACCGGGACGTTTCATCAAACCATGTGTTATGTCAGGTAATACATTGTCTGCGACATTAAGTTGTCCCGGGACTTTTAATTCGTCTGCTTGTTGAGAGATTCCTCCCGTTAATGTCGGTATAAGTTGTGTAACACTGCTCATTATCTAATTAAGGAATTGTATGGTTGATAAGGTCTATAAGCTGTTTCATGCGGCCAACCAAAGAATGAATGATCTCCTTGATTACATTCATATTCAAGAACAGCAGCACGAGTTAAACCCTCTTGCCCTTGTAAAAGTTTTACTAATTCACTGTTAGCAACTAATTGAGTAGCTGCTCTAGTTGATGCTTTAGCAATTATGTATCTTTGAAATACTGAAGGGATATCGGTAAAGGTATATAAGTAAACAACGTTTAAATAAAGATCTTTAGTGAAGACATCTGTATGTTTTACCTTGTCATATAATCTGTCATTCCTTCTAACAACATCCATATTTCTATCAATCTCACCATCGGTTACGTCATAACGTAAGTAGCTAGTAGGTATAGGAATATAACCAGTTGATGTTTCTGGAGAAACTTTTACATGTTCTTCAGTATTAAAATGCCAACCTTCATTTAAAACATCTTTAATAACTTCCTGAAAGATATTGTAAATAAATGCTGTTTCTGGGTTTGTAAAATTTAAAGTTGTTAGTGGAGATTGACCTATGGCACCCAAGATAGAATTGACTGCGGATAGTTCTGTATCGATTGCAATAGTTGAAGTAGCCATAAAAAAAAAGGGACCCGAAGGTCCCGTATAAGTGTATAAATTTAGAACGCAGAAGGAGCTGATGCACCAACATATAATTCAACAGCAGCAGCTGGGTTTAAGTAGTCTGCCCCCATAGCTAGACGTCCTAATATGACATCGCCTTGGTATACCACAGACACATCTCCTGAAGTAACTTGTACTTGAGGACCAATTGCTTCTACAACACCAGCAGCTTCTTTCTGGAAGATTAAACCACATGACTTAGCAGCTACTTCAGCAGCAGTACCATAGTCATTGTTAATTCCAGTAGACGCACCTGATGCGTTTTCCAATGTAGGACCAATATGAGATCCTAAGTTTGATGGAGCAGTTTTACCTGTTGTTCCACCGAAAGCTGTACCATACTTGCCAAGGAAAGGAATGTTCATTGACTTGTAAACTTTGATACCAGCTATTTCTACAACACCATTACCACTCTGTAATGCAGAACCTTGAACGTCTCTATTAACTAGACCGTTAGAAGCTACATCAGTTATAAGTGAATAATATTGTCTTGGGTTTAACACCGCACAGCGTCCAGTAGAGCTGACTCCTTTTTCGTCTAAGGCAGCAGCAGCATCATAAAATGCTGTTACAAGATTTCCTGCAACGTAAGCGTCAGAATCATTAGTTGTTGAACCAACTCTGATTTGTGTTCCACCGGGTTCTACAAAGCTAGACTTTGTAATTGGAGAAGCAGCTCTAGCTCCTCTTGTGATTGCTCTAAAGATGAGTCTGTCATACTTCTCAGCTAATGCGTATCCAATCTTCTTGGATATTTCTCCTCTCAACTCGAAGTGTGCAAGTGTTTCATCTAGCTCATAGACGAAGGCACTTGAAATAAGGAGGTCGTCAACAGTTATTGTTTTCTCTGCGACTGGAGGTGCGCCGTCACTGTTACCTAGAATACTGTTTCCGGGAGTATGGTACTCAGCAGTTGTTCTACCTGTGTAGATAAACTGAAGACTCTTACCATTCTTAAGTGTTCTCTTCATCACCATGTCACGAGCGATTGTCTCGTGCTGGAATCCTTTGAACATTTCTCCACTAAACAATTTAAGGTAAAGTGCTCTGGCGTCACCTGTAGAGTTTGACTGACCTTGGCGTGTTAGCGAGGTAGTCAAATCTGAACTCTGATGAGCCATGATTTACTTAAATGTAAGGGTATATTTGCTTGTCTCTTTACGTAAAAAGTTGTGAGTCTCACTTAGACTCAATGATATTTGTGGTCTATCCCACCGTCTAGACGGCTAATTGGTATCCGCGTACGGGCAAAAAGCCAAATTGAATAGGGAGGACTTGCACCTCCCAGATCGCTTAACCGATTATTCTTGTGTAAGCAACGCCACGATATACGTAAGTAACTGTCATAGCTATCTCCATATACCTAAGCCCCGTTCCATGCTTAGGAGTCATGCGTCCCGCAAGGGATGAACGGACGAAGCGTTATTCATAATTAATATTTAATACATAACGACATTTAATATCTGTAGCCCACACCCCTGCGTGTACTGCTGTAGTTGGAGCAATAACACATCTGTTTGCTTCTGACTTTACGAAGGGACCATCTTTAAATTGTGTTCCTCCGTTATTAGAATTTAGATATAAGATACAAGTCTTACCATGTTTTTGGAGATATTCACTCCAGGTGTTATCTATATGCCAAGCTCCTTGGTATCGTTCTTTCTGCCCGAAAGTACAATTTACTCGCATTTGCCAAAGTCTTTTTATTTCTAGTAGCTCATGGATCTTTTTTATTTGAGGTTCTAAATGTAAGTAACAATCTGATACTTCACAAGAACTAATATATCTGCGAAACATCATTGCATGCATTTGCTGTTCTGCAAAGTTATTGTTATCCGCTTCGCTGTCGTATGCTGTAAAACCTACTCCTATAAAATGAGGAGAAGTAATTGCATACTTAGCAAACTCATTAAAAAGTTCTAAAGGAATAAAATTATCAATAATTTGTATTTTATTTTGGGTGGTTAAAAAAGTCATTCCATTAATAGGAGGGTTCCCCCTCTGGTTCTTTATATTCTTGTTCCTGTTTGAAATCTTCTGGTTGTTTCTTTTCAGGTTCGGGTTCAAAGATTACTCGGTATGCTTTCATCTTTGTACTTTGATGTGGCATGTTATTCCAATGGCGTATAACGCCTGAGATAATAAAACAATTAGTTATTAGATAACTAACAAAAATAAAAGTACGAGTGATAGCTATAACATTGTCATAAGATCTAGTCTTATCATCACTAAAACTACCAAGAGCGTACTTCCATATAGTCCAAATTTTTTTAGCCAATTTGTGGAGCTGTTAATGCAACTTCTGTTGACTCGCTTGAAGCTAAGTCAAGTGGGAAGTTGTGAGCATTACGCTCGTGCATTACTTCAAAACCAAGGTTTTGTCTGTTGACTATGTCAGCCCAGGTTGGAATAACTTTTCCATTAGTATCAACTATTGATTGGTTAAAATTAAATCCATTAAGGTTAAATGCCATAGTGCAGATGCCCATAGATGTCAGCCATATGCCAACAACCGGCCAAGTACCAAGAAAGAAATGAAGAGAACGAGAGTTATTAAAAGATGCATATTGAAAAATTAGTCTACCGAAATAGCCATGAGCTGCAACGATGTTGTAAGTCTCATTTTCTTGACCAAATTTATAACCATAGTTCTGTGAAACTTCTTCTGTTGTTTCTTTAAGAATTGAAGATGTAACCAAACTTCCGTGCATAGCAGCGAATAAAGATCCACCGAATACCCCAGCAACACCGAGCATGTGGAACGGATGCATAAGGATATTGTGTTCTGCTTGGAATACGAACATGAAGTTAAAAGTACCAGAAATACCAAGAGGCATACCATCACTAAAACTCCCTTGTCCGAAAGGGTACACGAGAAAAACCGCTAGTGCTGCTGACAATGGAGCTGTATAAGCTATAAAAATCCAAGGTCGCATGCCGAGGCGGTAAGATAGTTCCCACTGTCTACCAGCATATGCAGCAACTCCAATTAAAAAATGAAATATAACTAACTGATATGGTCCACCGTTATATAACCATTCGTCCAAGGTTCCGGCTTCCCAGATGGGATAAAAATGTAGTCCAATTGCGTTAGAGGAGGGGACGACAGCTCCTGATATTATGTTGTTTCCGTACAACAAAGAACCTGATACTGGTTCACGTATGCCATCGATGTCCACAGGAGGAGCAGCGATAAAGGCGAGAATAAAACATGTGGTGGCAGCTAGTAAACAAGGTATCATTAGTACTCCAAACCAACCTACGTATAGGCGATTGTCTGTACTTGTTACCCAGTCACAAAACTTTTCCCAATTGGTTGTAGTGTCTCTTTGTACTGAGATTGCAGCCATTAGATTAATGTAAATGTATGTTTGAGCATTCCTCTTCTACTTTGGAGAGGAAGAATTGGATGAGGTCCATCTTTGCTTTTAAAGGTAGATCCTCATCAAGTATCACTTTGTATCTTACTTCGAGAAAATCGAAGCAACTCATTTTCCAGTCATAAGGACTAGAAAATGCCGGGTATGATCTGACCTGTAGTGACGTAAGCACCAAGAGCAGCAAGGAAGCCAAGCATCGCAAAGCGTCCGTTGGTTTCTTCAGCGATATGCCATTGGTCGTGGCTGTGGTCATGTTCGCAGTCTTTGTTATGTGACATAATTCTTGGGGGTGTTTCGTTTGCGTAAATGTTTTCGGGTGACATTATTTTTTCTTTTGTTTTTTACTCCATTGTTCATAGGAAAGCTCTCCACCACCTATGACATAGTTTTTATATCCTTTTTGCTTTTTCATTTTTGGTACTAAACCAACATGATTTGCAATCATCAATTTATTTTTAGAAGTTGACATCTGATCTATCAAGTTTTGCGATAATATCTGCACGGTATGCTGGATCATTGTCATAGCGAGGATCTCCCATAGCTGCTACTAATTCAGCTTGACTACGGAATGTATCTCCACCAGATTGAGCTGGCTTACCTTGTAGTGTTCTACCTTCGTATCCATTAGCATCTGCATAAGATGCATTTAAACCAGCTACTGCTAACTTAATCATCTCAGTATTACCAGTACTAATTAGTGAATCAAAAGCATCGATCTGTTGCTTGGGTAAATTTTGTGAAGCCCAACCAACAATCTCGTTATATTGTTTCTCTCCACCTACGGAGTTTTGTACTTGGTTAACTTGTGCATCAGTCATCTCTACTTCAGCTGCTTGTTGTGCTGGAGCATTTTTAAGAGATTGTATATATGCACTAACTAATTCTTTACTACTCATGTCAGAAAACTTTTCAATAGTTTCTTCTGTTAATGAGTTTTCATTTGCATAGAACTCAGCTGATGCCTCAGAAATAAGAGACATCGCTGGACTTTCAGGTTCCTCAGTTACTTCTTCTTCGGACCCTTCCCGTACTTCTTGCCCATCATCTCCTCCTAATTTTTTTTGTAATTCAATGTAAGCACTTTCTAATTCTTCGGCATTCTTGTACTTACCAGCTAATAAACCTTCTTGTTCGGCTACTAGCTTTTCACCAACTTCTAAGGAGTCTTGTTCATCTGCCGTTAAAACTTCAGACTCGGGTGTTGTATCTACAGTTAATGTTTCTGCCATAATTTATTCTTCAGGTGGTAATTCATCAACGGCTGGCTCTTCCATTCCACCTTCCATAATCTGTGGATTTTTAGTTGGGTCCATTAATGGAGTACCAGCTAATTGTCCAGCTTGATCTAGTAAAGCTTGTTGTTGTGCCATTTGTTGCTGTTGTTGCATCTCTTGATCTAATTGTTCTTGAGTCTTTATTAAATTCAATACATCGATCCCTTGTGATGCAGCTAATCTTTTTATTGCTTCTAATGGTTGTACATATTTCATTAAAGCTTCAGGACCTAATGTCTGTGCAATAGTTCCTATAAATTGAGTCAAACTTTCTCTGTCTTGACCTCTACCTAAAGCATTAATACCAGCTACGATTGTAGGTCTGACAATATCTTTAGGTAGTTTTGGTATTTGATTACTTCTTTGTAAAACTAATAAAGTTCTATTGAGATAAGGTATGAGGAACTCGACAGTTAACAACGAGAATATTCCGCCAAGTTGTTGTTCAAGTTCTAACTGAGTAAGGCGTACCTCCTCGGCTGTTACTCTTTCAGCTTGTCTTATATTCATAACAAGAAAAGCTTCTAGTAATCTCTTCTCAATAGTCTGAGACATATTTGCAGCAGTACTAAAGTCAGCAGTTTTACCAACTTGAACTACCTGTACATCTTCAGCTCGCCCTTGGACGATTGCGCCGTTACCGGCTTTAGCTATTGTTGCTGGCTTAGTTGTACTTGAAGGTGATACCAAAAATATAACTTTTGCAGCAGCTGCACTTCCCTCAACGAGGGCTTGAGATAATCCTTCTAAGGTTTTTAAATCTCCTAGAAATTCTTCTACTCTTCCTCTTCCGTAATCTTCTCCGTCTACTGTATTGAACCTTAATACGAGCCAAGGACTAGCATTCTTTGGTGCTGTACTACGACTTCCTGGAAGTATTTTATCTGATACTTCTTGGTGCCATTGCCATCTACCATCTACCATTTTTACGTAAGTAAATACTTCTACGTCATCCTTTTCTGAATTTTTAGTTTCATCTACAACACTGTTAGGTTTAGGTTCTGGAATATCAAAGTCTAATACCTTTCTACTAATTAATTCTTTAGTGACTATCTCTAAAACGTTACCATTACCATCTCGGTTAACGACATACCTTGAAAGGGGAAATGTTTTTAAGCCATCTTTACCCATAAAAATTAAAGAATTGCCACTAACAATTAAATGTTTAAGTGCTTGATGGATAGTCACCCTGTCACTTGAGGCAGCAATATAATCCATGATCATCTTCTCAATTTTTGAGAAAGACAAATCAAGTTCTCCTTTTATTTGTGGGTTACTTAATTCTTTGCCTAATTTATCTTCTCTTACTTGGAGTTTGAAGAAGCTAGTCTGTGGAGGTAGGACAGCTAACATAAGTTTTGCTGCCAACGTCACAGTACATTTAGCTCCGACTGATTGCCAAGGTACCTTTAAGGATTCGTGGTTTGGTCTAGACGATGTATCGTCTTGTATAAGGTAAGGCAACGTGAGTTCTGAACATTCAATTGCTTTGTCTAAGAATTGTCTTCTAGCTCCAGCTAATTGATTGTATCTCTCACGTGCTAACTTCATTTATTAAGTCCTCCGGCTGGACCTTTTTGTCCAGTATTAACTTTTGGTGCAAGAGGTACTCTTAATTGTGATGAGCCCATTGCATATTCACCTTTAGCTTTTTTACTCTTCGCCCTTCTAACTTGTGGGTTAACTTCCTGTGACACTGGCTCCGGTGTAGGTAATGGAGCTGGTGGTGCAGGAGGTGGTGTAGGTGCTGGTGGTAAAGGAGCTGGTGGTGGCGGGGTTGGTTGTCCTCCTCCAAATAAACACATTAGATTTCTTCCTCCATAATGGATTTTATATATTCAATAACGCTGGCTTGACCAGCTCTGTACATGATGGTCTGTACATCTTCTTTCGGATGGATAGGTTTCCATCCAAAGTTTTCCTCTAAATCTTTTAGTAACTTATCGAGTCTCTCGTTATGTAACTTAAGAGTATTGAGGGAGATTGTTGTTTGCATGTTCAAAGAAAGCTGGCATACGAGCAGCTTTAGTGGAATTAAATTCTGGTGCTTTACCTTCATACATAAGTCGATCACTAGCATCAAGCCAAAATTTTTTGCTCAAATATTGATCGTCATGTATCTGATTTAACGGTTGCATAATCCAGTTAATTGTTGCCTTCCTAAGTTTGTCTAAAGAAGGACTTGGTTTTAGACCTAGCTCTGCACATACCAAACTATTTGTTGCTACATGTATTTGCTCGTCTCTTGATATATCTGCACTGACAGTTCTTAATCCAGCATCACCATTAAATCTAAAGAAAGGAAGTATTACAAAAAAGATTGCTCTTTCTATTACTAATGCTTTCAATATTGTGTGATCTGGATGAGCTATCCACGCATCTCTTAGGCGTAATGCCTCGGCTTCAGCTTTATCATCTACGCCTATAGCGTTAGCGATATATCCGAGAGCTAAGTCATGGTTATCTTCGTCTTTTATGTTTGATTCCAAAATTGTTCTACTCGTCTGAGGAATCTCAGAGAGTGAATCAGATACAAACGCGCCAACTGGACATTCCATGTTGCGTACAG